ATCCGATTCGTGGCCGGCTTCTGGGAACTGATCCACTAGTTGACCGCCCTGGGCGCACCGCAAGACAAGCTGCAGCTCCTGGATCAGCTGGCGCGCCTGGAAATGGATCTGGCCGCGCTCGAGTGCTGTCAGCGACTGCAGCGTTGCATCGCCCTTCTTGCTGTCACCTAGCGCCCACCAGGTGATCATCTTGCGGGCACGCGGCGAAACACGGTTCCAATGCGACGCACGTACGCTTTCTTTGTCGCCGGCCAGCACGATGTAGGCATGTTCAAGATGGGTCTGTGCAACGTCCTGGTGCGCATGTTGGGAGAGGTTCGCCATGGCTTACCCTCCGATGACGCCGGTGGCTTGCAGCAACGGACCTGCCATCATCAACAAGCAGCCGAACGTGATCACGCACAAGTCGACGAGGATGTGTTTGATTTTTTTCATACGGTCACCTGTTCATTGGGGATCAGTTCGCCAAGGGCAAGCGCGTTCCCGCCAGGCTTATGATGAAACGTCAGGTTATGGGTTGAGCCATCTTCAAAACGGACGACGACTGCCTGCACGGAAAACGTGCCGTTATTGGGATTGAGATGCCGTATCGTTTGTACAGGCTTGATAAGGATCTCTTTAATACTGAGGAAAACGGTTTCAGCCGACATGATTGCCTTTCTTCAGGGTGAGCGAATCCCGCATGCCTGAAAACAGGCATTGCAGGGAACACAGGAGGAAGTAAAACGAACTAGCGGTGAATTACGGCGGCGCTAGATTGTGAGGTTTTGTCATGGGCTGCTCACAGAGTCAGCGCCAATTGATTGGCGCAGGCATTACGAACATGCTGCGACATATGGATACGTACATCAGGGTTCGGGATAGCCGACATCGACAAGGTTCGCAACACTTCCAGACTGGCAACGAAAACGTGGCCGCAATCCGGGTTCTGACACATGTAGGTAATCTCCTTCATCATGTCCGACATAGTGCGGCTCTTGGCGGCGCGCACACGAAATTGGCAGTGTGGACAAGGAATGCTGATAACTCTCATTGGGGCTTCCAGTCGGCTAGAGATAAGACGGGGGCAGTTACTGCTTGGTTGCTTGTTTGCGTTCGTGCAGCTCCAGGCCATCCATGCACATACGGCGCATGAACGAGGACAGCGAGCGCCCATCATCAACGGCAAATTTCTCGACTTTTTGCATTTCCAGTGGCTCCAAACGAATGAGTAACCGCTTGGCATTGGTTTTTTTTGGGTCGCGTGGGACTATTGCTTTAGGTGTCATAAGGTATCATTTGCGGTCGTTGTTCAGTAATGACGTAAATATAGCGGGCATTTGCCCGCATGTCAAACAAGGAAATGCGGTCAAATGATGGATTTTTGTATTCGACTTCGGCAAGAACGTAAGCGTCTGGGACTCAGCCAAGAGAAATTTTCAGCTCTCGGAGGCGTTACACGCGACACGCAAATGAATTATGAAAACGGGTCACGCAAGCCCGATTCTTCCTATCTGACGGCTATCGCACTGGCAGGGGTTGATGTCCTATTTTTGCTTACAGGGGAAACGGCGAACATGCCTTTGACGGCAGAGGAAAGCGAATTGCTGGCAAGCTTTCGGAGCTTGGATCTCCGAGGCAAAGTAAATTTGCTCGGCATGGCTGACGTAATGGGTAAAACCGCAGGAGAGCTTAAGAAGCCGGAGGCGCCAGTTCGCAGTGGCAGTCAATTCCTCGGGACGGTCAAGGCCAAACACGTTACCCAAGGCGACCAGCATATCGCCGGTGATTTCAATAATGGGGATAGCAAGAAGGTAAAAAAGCCTAAAAAAAATTTGGGAGAATAGATTCTGCAGGTGGAGCAGAAAAGACGTAGCGAATATTGGAAATCTGGTCATGGGCAATATGGTGATCATGTCCAATACTCTTGACGCAATGAAGCCAGCAGTGCTCCAACTGCTCACGGAACAACAGTCAGGTGGAAATCGCCGTCTAAAGCGTGCCTTCAAAGTGCAGTCTGCGGCTTTTATGGCCGCACTGATGACTGGCAACTGGCCAGTGTTCCAGCCGCCTCCAGCGGTTGCAGCGGCGCCAGAGCGATATTGCCGTTCTGCTGGCCAGTTTTATGCAGTTGGTGCTGTCATCAAAAGAGCCAATGGCACATATCGAGAGTGCTTTCTTGACCGACCTGGCGCACGACCGTATTGGGGAACGGAATCTCGTCCTCGTTCACGCGCATCGCGACTGATTTAGATGTGGTAGCTCAGACGTAGCCTGACAACGACTGGTAGATGGGTTAGAGTCTTCCTTGGTCCGCAATCGGCCAGAAGCGGCCGCTCAAAAATGGAATCAAATATGCGATTTAAATTAGAGTATGTGTCGACTGGTAGTGCTCCGTACGTATTGGCACGTCAAATGGACGGTGGCAGTTTCACGATAGGTCTCGATTCGCGTCTTGGTGGTGCCCGTATTAAGATGAGTCTTTCACAACCTCGCTCATTGCGCCCTGACGGTTCACCAGACCTGACCGTATTTGCTTTTCAATTGTTGGGAGCTTCAGAGGTGTCCGTTTTGAAGGTCGGCGAAATGGTAGATCTGACTCCTGGAGTAGGTCAGTAACGGCCAGTAGCGGCCCCAAGTGCATAGCAGGACCGCTGTCGGCCAGTAGCAGCCGGTGACGAAGCCATGCCAAGAAAAGTTATACGAGAAAAAATGAAGAAAATAAATAACTCTCAGGACTACTTGAACTTTCTGTCTGTCGTAATAGTTAGCGCACCGGATAAATTTCGGCAATTTGATTTTTTACGTCCTGAAGAACAAATGAACCTAACGACTGCGTTCGAAGAGCTGCATCAGGGCTTGAGATATTTGGCTAACACCGCGACAGTAGAGAAGATGCAAGAGTTACGGAAAATACTGGATGACTCTCTGAAGGCTTATCAGAGCGGGGAAGCTATTAGCGGTGCACATTTACTCCAAGACTTCGAAGAGATGGCCTTTGACACGAATTAGAAATGACCGTTATAGGCCTAGTTTGGCCTGTCGCGACTGGCTCAAACCGGCGGCGGAAGCTGTCATTTGTCAATGTATTGCATTAGGTGCCTAACTGCTTCGGAGGTGCTACATGACCCCTGGCTAAATATTCCTAGCCTGTTTTCGCTTGCAATCGTGCAATGAGTGACACGGAGGATGATTTTGGTTAAGAGAAGAGCTGTATCAATTCTGTGTTGCGTATTGTGGGGAGCCCTTTTGTATTTGGGTATTACGCTCTATGTTGGCGTAATTAGGCAAGAAGTTCCCGGGTATCCGAACGCTGGTCAGTTGCGGTTCTCTATATTATTTCCGATAGCAATGACGTTGCTCAGCGCTTGTTTAACTATTTTTGTGAAAAAACTGCCAAAATTTCTGTTCATTATTCTCTCGTTCTTATTGTTTGCATTGGTACCTCTATATTTGTTTTTTTATACCGGTGGAATATAAGGCTGTAAGGCGGATGCCTGACCCGATTTACTGGAAATTTTGGTCATCAAGTATTGACGACCGAATCGAACGGCTGCTTTGGAGAAATCTCTATGTCGCCTTTGGGTCGAATGGAGTCTATCGTGACTGGCTCAATTCGGCCAAGAGCGGCCGTTCCACTCGACATCATAATTGAAAGATACAGCGCAAGGCATTACGCCGGCCACCTGAATGGACACGAAGCAATCCTCGCTATTTGTGTTCTCATAACGCGCCAGTATTGCCAGGATTTAGGTCGATTTCACCGTCGCGTTTCACTTTGGCTTTCTCAGTGCGAATCTCCAGCAACTTGGACGCTTGATCAGTTCCGTGAACAACTGATCGAACCTCTATTTGCCGAATACATTAGCAAATGGAGGCTCGATCAAGACAGGTCTCTTGTACGTAGCTTATTTTTTGCGACGAAATTTGGGATTCCCGTGCTGCACCAAGGAGCGTTACACACACTTGTTATTCAACTGATTTCTTTACAAGAGAACTGTATAACAACTCCGTAAGGCTGCATTAGAGAGAGAATCGCATAGTTCCGAGACTGCCCACTTCGACAACCCCATCGCTGTTGACGAAAGAACGGGTTCCTTCAACCAAGATAGTATTGTCGGTCAGATAGGCTCCATTCCAACTATCGACGATATTGTAAGGACGCTGATCGGGGCGCTGAGCACCGCCGAAGGTGAGATTAAATGGAGCAACGCCGTCTTTGCCCTGGCCTTTGCTGAAGACCCAGCCGTATGTGCCGACATTCCCTTCCACTGAAAATGCGCCAATGGGGCTGTAGTTGGCGCTGTAAACGCCGGCGATTACACCATTCGACGGATTCGCCGAAGAAATCTTCAATGTGAAATTTTTGTCCGCAGATTTATAAGTTCCAATTTCAGGTACGTTACTCATTGTGAATTTCCTTTCATAGGAAGTGGGAGGCAGCCAAGCGCATTTGTTGCGCCACTGCAGAGTTAAGAGTAGTTCATAAAAATCTAAATAACATCCTGTCAAAAGTGGCAGGAATCGATTACGGGGCGTCACACTGCGGTACCGTAGTAGAAGGTACTTCCCCTCTATCACTGGCAACCAGCGTATCGCTCGGGTTGGCGATCAGGTGAACTGCATTTCACGTTGAGCGCCTCGCTTTTCGACATGACGGCTGACGGCTTTGTGTCGGTCCGATCAGGGATACCTAGAGCGGATGTCGGTTTAGGGTTGAGTTGGCTCAATTTATCGGGCATTGTTCTCTTCGATAATTTCACGTCTCTCTCGAATTTTTCCCCATTCGAGTTTTGCAGCACGTGCAGCGGCTTGTTTATTAGCATAGACGTGCTGGAGCGTTTTTGTACTGGCCGTCGCGCCGGCTGCCGGCGCCGCGTGTCTGCCCTTGTCGGTCGACGGGGCGAATTCTTGGCCGGTCTTCTTAGTGGCAAGGTTGCGCCATTTGGCATATACGCCGGTAATGCCAGGATCTGGATCGACTTCCTCCTCAAGCTCGACTTCGGCTTCCTCGGTACGCGTCTCCAGCTCGATGCCGCTGGTAAAGCCGGCGTCGCTGATGCTGTGCGTGACTTTGGTCGTCAGCCAGTCCTGGTGATCGATTTCGGTTTTGAATCCTACGACTTCCACAGGCGATTGCGGTATCAGCGCCGGGGCGCCAATTGCCAGCAATAATTCCAGGGTTGCGGCGCCGCGTTGGATGCGTAGCCACTCCGCGACGGCGGCGGCGCGGGCGTCGGCCTCATTGGCATAGGTCGTGCGTAATCTCTTGCTGTTGCCAGGTACGCCGGCCACGACACTGCGGCGCATACTGTGGCGGTCGTCATGCCAGAACACACGCACACCGCTGTAGCTGTCGCGCTCTGCGCTGTGATAGCGGTGCCGGTCGCCCAGATTACGTGTAATCCGGATCACTGGCAAATCGCGGCCCGACGCGGTCTTGCTGCGGCCCGCCGACATGAATAGCAGTGTGTCATTCTTCACGGTCGCAGCTGCATCGTATTTCTTGCCCAGCCGCCGCAGGAATGCCGCGTCACTCTCCCTAGTCTGGTCCAGGTGTTTTACTGGCACATTGCGCAGCGCCTCGGCAATACCGGCTTTCAGTTCCTGTTGAAACGCGATCACCTCAATCACCGCGCCCAGGGTCGTGTCGTGGAAACTGCGTTCCAGCGGTTGCCGGAACGTATCGATCAGGCTGGCCGTCCTGGCGCGCAAGGTCAGCACGTCGGGCGCGCCGCTATGCTCGATCTCATCGACGGTAAACACGCCCTTGTCGACCAGGCCGGATTCTTGCCAGCCGATCTGTACGTTGATCCTGGCGCCCTTGATCGGCAACGCCAGCTGGCCGTCCGTATCGGAAAGGGTAATGGTCAATTCGTCGGCGTTGTCGCTACGGCACTCGGTCAGGCTCAGATTGACCAGGCGCGGCGCAAACTTGGCCGTTAAATCCCGACCGTCCAGGGTGATCTTAAACGCGGGAATTGGGTATGCCATCAGAACACACTCCGCACATCGCTGGCGAAGTTGCTCACGCTATTACTGATCCCTTCCAAGCTGAGCATATTCTTGATGCTGCCCAGGTCGCCCAGGGTATTCAACAAGCCCAGCACCGATTCGTCGGTACGCTCCAGGGTGATAGAGAATTCAATCTTGCCGGCATCGCCGTCCTGTGCCAGGATGGTGCGCCCCTCGGTCATGCCGGTAATGACGAACGAGCCATAAATCCGACCTGTGCCGGCAATCAGGATCCAGGACTTGCCTGTGTCACCCATCAGGCGCAAGGCATCCAGCGAATAGACGCTGCCGGTCAGCTCCGGCGCGATCCAGCCGGACAACGTGATCGTGTCTTCGCCCTTGCCGGTGAACTGGCGGGCGCTGCGGGCGCCGACGCGGGACGTGCTCGGGTGCTTCCAGTCGGTTTTGCGCTGCAGCTCCTGGTACGCCAGGGTCGGCAAGCTAAAGACAAACATGCCCAGGACCATCATCATGATCAGGTTTTCCTCTTAATAGTCGTTGTCGGCCAGGCTGGAGCGGATTCGCGCCGCCTTTTCCCGGTCGCGCTGATTCAGTGCCTGCGCCACAGCGCGGGCAATCGCCTGCTCATCCATGCCAGGCGCAGCAGTAATGCTGATCGTGATCGTGTCGCCCTGGATCACCGTGCCGGCGCTGGCAGCATGCGGCGCCAGCGGTGGTCGCGTATCGAAAGCCAGCGCCGGCATCGCCGCCGCACCGATGGCGATGCCGGCGCCAAGCTGGGTTAATCTCTTGGCGAGGCCGCCGACCTGGTCGAGCGGATCACCCTGGCTGCGCTGCAGGCCGACTGCCAGGCCCTGCATCGTGAAATCGCCCAGCTCGGCAAATACCCGGCTAGGGCTATGGATGCCCAGCTTTTCCTTGAACCATTTGATAACGCTGTCGCTGGCGCCAGCAATCGCCGTGCGGACGGTCCCCAGGGCGCCGGTGATCCCGTTCGCCAGCCCCTGCATGATGTTCAACCCAAAATCGCTAAACTTCGCCGGCAGATCGATGCCGAACCAGCGCAACACGCCGGCAAACGCCTGGTAGAACAAGCCGAGCGGCGACCAGTTCAACACCAGGGCTGTCACACCGCCGATGCCGCCAGCGAATGCCTGCTGCACATCGGCCCACAAGCCACCGGCAAACACCTTGATGCTGACCCAGGCACTGCTAAACGCATTGCCGACGACATTCCACAGATCCGTAAAGAATCTCTTGATCGGCTCCCAATATTGGTAGATCAGGTAAGCGGCCAAGGCGATGGCGGTAATCACCAGGCCAATAGGATTCATCAGGAAGGCCCGACCGACAAACAACAGAGCGCGACCTAGCCATAAGAAGGCGGAAGCAGCGCCGCGCAGGACCGGCGTCAGCACGCCGCCGGCAATGCCCATCTTGGAAAACAACACATGCAACATGGCATAGGGGCCGATCAGGGCGGCCAGGCCGAGCATCAGGGGACCTAGCACCACCAGGATGGCCGCCAGACTGCCAAAGCCCACAATCATGACCTTCGATAAAATGGGATTGCGCTCCATGAAGCCATTTAAATCATCCAGGGCGGCGGTCACCGTATCGATGGCGCGGGAATACAGCGGCAGGATCTTTTCGCCCATGGTCAGCTTGAGATCGGCCAGCTTAGCCAAGGTTTCCATTTCCTTGCCGCTGGCCTGGTCCCGACCCAGGTTGTCCAGCTGGTCGATGTCGTAAGCACCTGCATTCAGCGCCATGTTCTTGTGGATCTGCGGGCGCTGTAGGTACATGTTAGCCATCAGGTCGCCAGCCTTGCGGTTCGTGTAGAGGCTGCCGATGGTGTCCAATACTTGGGACTTGTCGGTGATGCCGTGTTTCGCCAACTGCGGCAACAGAATTTTCTCCATCCACTCGAACTGGCTTTTCTTGAACAGATCCGAACCCAGCAGCGCGCCAGGGTTAAGCTGGGCCGTTTGGCCGACCTTGTCCGGCACCACCTTGGTGTGATCGCCAATCAGGCCCAGCCTATCGAGATTCATTGCGGCGCGCTTGCTGGTACGGCCCTGGTACAGATTGTTATAGCCCGACATCAAACCGTTACCGACGCCAAAGCCACCCAGCTCCTGCACCAGCGGTTCCAGCTCGTAGTAAAACGCTTTCTCGTCCATGCTCTTGGCCGCAATACCGCCGGTCTTGATCAGATTCAGCCACTCGGTAGGACCGACCCGGCCGCCGGTCGCAGAAATGACCTTCTGCACCATATTGGCCTGCTCGTGAAATTTCTCGGAACTGGCCGTGCCGCCCCGCGTCTCGATCACCTTGAGCATGTCCATGAACTTGCGCTCATTCTCGGCACCTGATTCCTCGCCGTAGAACGCCTTATTGCCGAATTTCATCTTCGCCAGCAAGGGCGCGACCATCTGCGCATGCGGCAGATCGCCGAACACGGACATGCTGTCGCGTACCAGCTCCAAGTTCTCGCCGTGGCTGGTGCCGTAGGTTTTCATATTGCGGGCGTATTTCTCGGCGTCGGCGCTGACCTGCGGGCCAAGTCCAAGCGCTGTAACTCGCGCTTTCTCGATCTGATAGTGTTTCGCATCCTTCAACCCGCTGACCAGGGGCGCGCCCATGGCCCCACCGGCGACCGTGGCGCCAACGCCGGCTGCGGCGACATTGCCGGCCGTCGAGCGCAGCTCGTCGGCATGCTGGCGGGCAGCGCCGACTTTCTGTTGGTGGCCGGCAATCGCCACCAGTCTCTTCTGCTGTTCGGCCAGCTGGGTATTGGTGGCGGCAATGTCGCCGCGCAAGCTGCGCTCATGCTGCGCCAGCCGGCTGGTGCCGATGCCGGCGCTGGATAGGCGGTCGCGCAGGATCTGCAATTGCACACTTTGCTGCTGATTTTCCTGTTTTAAGGCGCCGGCGGATTTGACGGCGGCGTTAAACTCGCGGGTCATGGCGCGTGTCGGCTGGGCAGTCTGCTGCATCTTCTGCGCTAGGCCTGCGACATGCTGCTGGACCTCGCGCAACTTACTGGAGCTGGCGTCCAGGCCGGTGTGCAGCTCGCGGAAGCGCCCGACATTCTTTTGCTGGGCGTTTAACTCCTTCAGACGGTCGTTATTGGCCTTGATAGCCTTTCCTAGGGCGGACGATTCGCCGGTGATCTTCTTTAGCGGCCCGGTCAGTTTATCTAACGCCACAAACACCACCTGTAACCGTAATTGCTTGTCACTCATCCATAATCCCTAGTCTTCCGCGCCGCTGCGTACCCTGGCGCGTTCGCGCCAGGCCATCAAGTCCGTAATGTCCAGTTCATCCATGGCCTGCGGCGGCCAATGAAACACCACCGCAATATCGGCCATGGGATCTTCTACACGGTCGGGTAGACCACCGGACGATCTGCTTTCTTCAGCAAAAAAATAGCCACCTCGGCGCCCAAGGACATCAGATCTGCCGGATCCAGGTTCGCCACGTCATGCGGGGTCAAGGTCGGCTGCGTGATCCGTGGCAGGACGCGCTGGAGGGACGCGACATCCATATTACCCAGCTCCATCAGGGAGACGCCGCGCAATTCACCCGAGATAGGCTTGCGGATCTGCACGGACGTGATGAGCGTGTCGCCACGGGTCAGCGGCTCATCCAGGGCGACGGTTTTATACAGGCCAGAGGTAGCGGTGGTGGCAGTGACAATTTTTTCTTGCTTGGTCATGGTGGTGCTTTCTATGGTGATCGTGGGGTGACAGTAAAAAAGAAAAAGGGGTTGGTGTTGCTGTTACAGGCCGATAGCGCTACGGATAGCCGCGTTGCGATCCTCGCCGCCGATCTTCTCGATGGCATTAATAAAATCGAATTCAAAGATGGGCCGGTTGTCGATGGTCAGCTTGTAATAGCTGCATGCGGTCGTGTATTTCTGGCTGGTATCCTCGGCGCTCTTGGCGTTGCCCATGTCGATTTCCTTGTGGCGACCGCGCACGACGATCTCGACCGCCGACATGGAGCCATCGTCGTCATTCTCGTAAGCGCCGGCAAAGCGCAATTGCGTCGCGTTATGACTGCGGGCGCCATACTGCAGCAGGGCCTCCAGGATGAGGCCGCCGGCAGTCCATTCCAGCGTGATCGCTTCATTGCCCAGGTCGACCGATACCGGGCCGCTCATGCCGCCGGCGCGGTACTCTTCCATCTTGCGGGAGAGTTTGGGTAAGGTGATTTCCGTCACCTGGCCGCGATAAGAATTGCCGCTATCGAACAAAATAAAATCCTTCAGCTTTTTAGGCATGCCCATGGTGTGTTCTTTCTATCTATAGTTAGGCGTTGACGGCGGCGGCGAACTCGGCCAGGTAGCGGTCGGTGATGCGCTGCTGGAAGAGGAGGTTTTCCAGAGGGGGCACTGGCGTGTAGTCGTAATCGATCGCCAGCTTGCCGTCTTTCAAACTTTCCTTGCCGTTGTATTCGGGATCGAACCAAGCGCTGCCGCCCAGAAGATAGCCGCCCCCGATCAGGGCGCGGAACTTGGCATTGATGCTCTCGATCAAATCTTTGACTAGGGCAGGATGCATGGGCACATCAACATAGGCCATATGCGCTTCGGCAATGGTGTCGGCCACGACCTGGGCAGTGCGCGTGTAGTTTTCAAAGTAAAAATAGCCGCCGGCTTCGCAGGTGCGCGAACCCCAGAACCGGAAGCCGTTGCTGTTGATCAGGGTGGTGACTTCCTTGCTGTTCAGGTAACCGGCGTCGGTTGCCGGATCCTGCAGATCCCAGAACACGTCCGAGGAGATGCCGGTCGGGCCGTTGACCACCATATTGGAAATTGTTTTATGCCAGCCGATTTCTTCGTCGATCTTGGCGCGCAGGCCCAGGGCATAAGCCACTGCCGATATGCTGGCGCCGGCATTGGTTGCCGTATCGAAGTTCACGAAATCCGGCCAGATCACCATCAATTCGCGTTGACCGAAATCCTTGCGGTAGGCGGTTGCCTCTTCCTTGGTCATGCAGCCGTGCGCCGACACGTAAGCAAAGGCGCGCAACTGCTGGCCGACGCTTGCCAGCGCATTGGCGACCGGCTTGGTGTCTAGACCAGGTGCGCCCAGAATCCGCGGTTTGACGCCGAGCCGGGCCTGCGCCGCCAGCAGCGCCTTAATCCCCGTATATTTGCCGGCAGCGGTCGTGGTGCCGATGACATTGGAGGTGGTCTCAGCTTCGTCCTTGCCTTCGGCCACACGGACCACCACCGTCAGCGGTTTAGTTTGCAGGCCGATGGCTTCCAGAACACGGCGTAGCGTGCCTTTGACGCCGGCCTTGCCTTGGGCGGCAATCACATTGGTCAGCAGGACCGGCGTGTCGAGCGGGAAGACCGCCGGGTCGGCATCCTCGGCGGTGGCGACCAGGCCGATGACAGCGGTACTGACAGTGCGGATCGGGCGTGTGCCCTCGTTCTTTTCGATGACGCGCACGCCATGGTGGTAATCAGTAGGCATAGGGCTCCTGTAAATAGGGTGAGTAAATTAAAGAATTGACGTATCAGGTGTGGCCGGCCAGGCGATGGCGTCGGGGAAACCGTCTTGCTCGATTACCCGCACCAGTGCGAGCTGATAGGCGGACCAGCGCCGGAAATCATCAATTTCCGCATCGGACAGCAAGCCAGCGGCATAAGCGTCAGCCTTGCCGGCGTTCTTCGCTCGAGCCAGCGCCATGCGGCGCTCAAATTCGGCCATCGCTGCCGCACGTTGCCTCTGCTTGACCACGACAGGATCGATCTGCCAGCCATTGCCCTGCCAGGTGTGTTCAATCGAAGGGCGCGGTGTCTCCGTCAAACCGTGTTCGGCAGGCGTCTGGCCGGCGACCAGGATCTCGGCCGCCTCGCCGGTGTCCTGGCGATACAGGATGCGACCGCGATAGTCCGGCAGCAGGGTCCAGGCGCCGTCGACGTAAAACGGCCAGGTCAGCGCGGTGCGCTCCGGCATCGTCTCGGCGGTGCTGAATGCCGGCATCAACCAGCGGTCGGGGTGACGCGGATCGGCATCGGCCAGACGGCTGCTGTGATATTGGCCGTTGTGATTGTCGTATTGATGAATCAACATGTTTTTGTTCCTTAAACTGAATAGGCGCGGATCATCGCCAGCATGGCGAGGTTGCGCGGGCGTGCTTCGTTGCCGCCGTCGAGGTTGACCGTGATGGCATGGGTGTGATTGCCGGCGCCACCGATACCGATGTTGTGCGCGTGATTGCCGGCGCCTTCGGTGTCGAACGCGTGAGAATGGCCGCCGGCGACGTTGGTGCCCATCGCACCGCCGCTTTGCTGCACGGTATTACCGCCGGAGGCACCCTGACCGTTACCTGGGGAACTGCTGACGGTGTGCGAGTGATCACCCGCCCAGGTTGTACCGCCATGATGGCCGTGCCAACCCTGGGCATCGGTCCAGCCGCTGTGGATGTGATCGCCGACCGCCGCCGCGCTGGCGGTGTGACCGTGGGTTCGGTTCTGACTGTCTTGCCAAGTGCCGATACCGCGTGCGGCATCGACGCCGCGCCCATCGTCCCAGCAACGCAGCATTTCCCCTCGCAATTCGGGAATGCGGAAAGTGCTGGCGCCGTCGCCGGTGGAGAAGCAACCCCAGTTGCCGTTTGCCCAAGTCGCTTCGGCAATCAGGGTGCCACTTGCCTGGGCATAAGCCCAGAGGTCGGGATAATCGGCGCGATTGACCAGTGCGCCGTTGAGTTTCAGATAGCCAGCGCGGGCGCTGGTGCGCGCCTCAAACACGATTTGTCCGATCACGGCCTGGGCGATAGCCTTCTGTACAAAGGCCGTATTGGCAAGCTTGAGCGAGTTGTCGCCATTGGCCGGGGTGGGGGCGGTTGGCATACCGATCAAGGCGGGACTATCGAGTGGCGCAAACCGGGTCAAGCGCTGCGCCAGCTTCTTCGCCGTGATCGCGTGCTGGTCGTCCATGCCGGTGTCCACCTCGACCTGGGTGGCGATGGAGACTAGGCCGGAACGGGCTTCGGTAGCGATGCGCGCCGACAAGGTCACTGGCGTGATAGCGCGCACGGCGTCAGTCCCGGTTTGTGTTTCGCCGATGGTCGCCAGCTCGATCACGCCTTGGCGTTCGGTACTTGCCGGCGGGTTCGTAAAATTGGCATCGCCGAACGAAAGAGACGTGGCAGATATCGTCGTAAATACGGTATCGGCGGCCAGCAGCATCATCGACTGCGTGGACTTTTGCAGGATAGGATCTGGCTGGCTATAGACGCCCAGCAGTACGCCATTACTGAGCCAATAGCCGATGCCGCGTACCGTGTAGGTGTCGCTGCCATCGTCACGGATAGTGACGTGCATGGTGTCGGCGGCGACGACCTCGCCGGAAATGGTGCGAATACGCTTGATCTCACCAGGCAAGGCGGTCAACTCAGCATCGGCGTTAAAGACCGCTGCAGTAATGCCAATTTCGGCAATGGTGAGCGGCGCCGTACCATTGTGTTCCGCATTGACCAGGGCGGCGCGGCCTGCCTTGGTGGTGATGATTTGGAGTCCGGGCATAAGTCAGCTAGAGAATGGTTCTGTCAAATTGAGACGGGCATAGACCACAGGGCGCACGGCAGTCACGACAGCAATGGCCGCTTGCGTCTCGATCCCCTGGGTAAATGTAAAGTGGCTACGCACAGGTTTTGTCCTGGTGACCTCGGCGATTACATCGTCCACAAACTCAGCGGTGGCGGATTGGCCGCCAGCGCCGGTCAGGGTCATGACCAGGTCAAACGTATGCGGCTCACCCATGGGGGTCTTTTGCCACCACTCGCGCAGCAGGATGGCACCGCCGAAAGCTGCAACCACATCCTTGACTGCCTTGGCGGTGCCCTTCTGGCGATGGATCTTCATGGCGTTACGCACACGAGCGCGCCGCACCTCTTCGGTCCAGTACGGCTTCCAGCTCTCGACCGACAATTGCCAGGCTAACCAGGGCAGCTGGTCGAGCGGTATCTCGCCTGGTCGATAGAGCGAGCGCAGCGGCACGGTTACGTCCGAGATCCGAGATAGGGTGGCTTCCAGCGCCCGCTCCTGGGGCGTGGTATTCGGCGGCAGCAATGATCGAACAGGCTTACTCATGCACACCGCCATAGGTGATCGCGATGTCGTCGCAGTAGTACGCCCGCAGCTTCGAGATGTCGGGATCAACGGTCGGCGTTGCCAGTGCGACGCGTTCCACACCAGGCACATGCAATGCCGCCTCGATACCGGAATGGGTCGGCACGCGGCCCAGCTGGTGTGCGTCCTTGGCGTATTGCTGCATGCGCTTACGCGCTTCCGCCACCACCACAGTCGAATCCGGTCCGGAAAAACTGAAAAGGATGGCGCGCACCTGGTAGTGCTCGATCTGTGCAGCCCGCACCAGGACATAGTCGGTCAGGGGACGAATGCCGTCTTGCGCCAGGTGAGCGGCAACGATGTCCAGCAGCTCCTGGGAGGGGGTGCCGTCTTCCTCATGCGACAGGATCGTGACGACGACATGCCCAGGCGCCGGACTGGTCGCCGTCGCATTGCGCACGCGACCGTCGCTGCTTAAGGCGTGGAAAATATAAGCGCCTTCCGGGCCGGCCACGGACAAGCCCTGCGGCGCCAACTGGATGCGCCGGCGGTAGTCCTCGTTCTCTTCCATGACGGCTTGTAAGCCCTTGTCGGGATCCGCCGGCCAGATTTGCAGGCGCGGCACGTCCATCAGCGCAC